AAGTGAGGGCTATTCTATTAGTGTTATGCTACTTAAAACAGTTGGAGAAGAAATTGAGATAGATTAAAAATAGTTGTTGACTTTTAGAAAACAAGATGATAAAATGAAAGTAACTTAAATAAAGGGAGATGTTACAATGTATTATAAAATTAATGTAAGTTTAGATAACTGGCACTTTTTCGCAACTAGTGACCACAGTATAACAAGCAAAGTACAGCTAAACAAGGTTTTACCTATTTTCAAAGAGAAGTTTCCGAAAAGTGAGGGCTATTCTATTAGTGTTATGCTACTTAAAACAGTTGGAGAAGAAATTGAGATAGATTAAAAATAGTTGTTGACTTTTAGAAAACAAGATGATAAAATGAAAGTAACTTAAAAAAGGGAGCTGTTAATTATGAATAAAGAAAACATTGGTAAAATTCAAGGTCTGGTATTACAGTGTAAAGAGGCGGGGTTATCTTTAGATAGTGAAAACGTGCAAAAAGCTATTGCGTGGCATTCAAGAGTATTTGATATACCTGTGGAGGTCATCAAGGAAACAATGCAAGAAATGTGGAGTAAAACAAGAGCTAAAAAAGGTTACTAAAAATAGTTGTTGACTTTTAGAAAACAAACGTGATACAATGATTACAGAAATAAAAAAACATATGAAAAGGTGGAATTTAAATGAACTATACAGAATTTTTAGAAGGTAAAAAAATGCACATGGAAATCATGAAAAAGTATGATAGATTGGAGGAATTCATGAGCGCGCTTGATACTTGTTTCGATTTATACGAACTAGGGTATTGCTCACAGGAAGAACAACGTATCTGGGAAGAAATGAGCGAGATGTCTGCATTAGAAATATATGGTTTGTGGGTTGAATCTAAAAAATAAAAATAGTTGTTGACTTTTAGGAAAGATGCATGCTACAATGATTACAGAAACAAAAAAACATATAAAAAGGTGGAATATAAAATGGAAATCAGAGAAATTAATTGGAATGTAGAATTTAAAAAGGAAATGACAGAGCTTGAAATTTACGGGATTGAAAGAGTAATCGACACTTATTATAATGATGAAGACTTTGATTTCAATACAGAGGCTTTAGGGCTTGCCTACACGTCATCTAGTGACTATGCAATGTATAACGTTTGTAACGGTGAATTTACTTATGAAGACATAGTTATAAGTCATTTCGCGGTAACTACACAAGGTCACCTTGTAATGGTTTGTTATGATAATGAAGAATACGAAATAAGATTCGAACTCGTGTGAGCGAGTATAAACAGGCTTTAGGCTCACAGCGTCGCGGGGTTTATCCCCGTGGGTAGCAACTAAAATAAATTTTAAATAGTTGTTGACTTCCAGTAAATAAAGTATTAAAATGAAAGTAACTTAAAAAAAGGGAGATGTTTTACAATGACAAAACAATTAGAGTTAGCACAATATGACACTTTAGAGGCTTTAGAAGGGGATATCGATGTATTAGAGGCGTTTTATGAGTATGATGGTTCAACTTATGTTTGCGACGCTATTCAAGAAATCGCTGATAAATTTATCCCAATCTATACACATGAATTATGGAAAAACGCTTATGACATGAAAGAGTATATAGAAGAGGCGATGTCTCAGGGCTTATGTGAGACACCACGCGGGGAACAACCAGACCTAGACAAGATTTTCCAAGCAGGTTACTATCAGTATTATACACAAGTTTTATATAATAACGAAACGGAACTATACTATAATTACATTGCTGTAATTGTTAATAAATGGTTGGAAGGGTTAAATCATGACCAATTAGAAAAGTTAGATATTAATGAGCTTGACGAACGTATAGAAGAGGAAAGAGCCGATATTGATACTAATAGTTATATGGAAGACTTGGAAGACATCGCAAAACGTATTATTGCAGAATTCAAAGGAAAAGTAAATAAAGATGCAAGTTGGGTTAATTACGGGGACGTGAACGCGTTGGAGCATGGAGGCGAATTTGTTAAAAAAGACGCTGATTATCCTAATGATAAATGTTACTACATTGTTAAATTAACTAATATGAATACGGCATGCGGTGAAGATGGTTTCATGATAGAAGAGGGTTATGTGGATTTAAAAGATGACTGGATAGA